CATTACAGCATTGTATTCTAAATCTCTGGGAAGTTCTTTTTTATCGAGTTGCTGTTGACAAAGTGGTTTGCCCAATCCAGACATACGCATTCGCCACTTTCTTTTATTTGGACTAAATTGTTTCTTTAAAGCGTCACCACAAGCTTTTTTAAATTCACGAACAAGTTTAGGCGAGATTTCAGCCTCGCCCTTACTTGCGTCAGTTAAATAACTCTTGACTAAATCAAGAATTGGTTCCATTACCAACCAACCTTGCTTCTAAAACATTATCTTTTGCATCTTCCTTTAATTTTTTATTGGTTCTATGGGATTCCATAATACCATTATTAAAAGAATTAATCGCACCGAAAAATCGTAATAGCAAGTCTTGGTCATCTTTAGTGAATTTACCAAATTTAACTGTCTTGGCGTTAGCACCATAATATATGTTGCCACCTCTTTTACCCTTGACAGTTGTTAGTTCGGCAATTGCAGTAGGCATAAGTTTTCTCTGTGCCTCTAAAGTTTTCACCCAATCAGAAATACGAATGAAACTTGACCCTCTCACATACCAAATGGATTCTTGGTCTTTAACAGATGCAGGTTTACCCGTGGCATCCTGCCCCGCATCTATGGTCACTAGTCCATATAGTACTTGGACACATTTAATGCCCTTTTGCAGTACCGCTTCGGGAGAATGCTCATCTAGTGCTTTTAATCTATCGGGGGCAAGTCTGCCACATTTCAATCCACCACTAGTATCATAAAATAAATCATTCATACTACGAGATTGAATAGTTTGACTACCGAATTGATTACTGTCATTATCCCATACAGAATACATAAAGGTGCGAACGAAAGGTCTGTACGTAACTTTAGGTGCAAAGACAGACTTTCCGCTAGAATCCCTTATCATAAAAAATCCTCTAGGAATAGAATTTCCATCATCATCTTCAGTAGAGTGATTGATGCTTAATCTTGGTAATCCACCGCCAGATGATACATCACCAGATTGACCAATCAACTTTCTTAGGTTATCCTCTGTAATGTCATCTATTTTTGTTGGTAGAGGATTATAACCAACCTTTGATACTTCGTTTACGTTCAATTTGAACTCCTTTTTGCAAAGTTAATTTAATAGGTAGCTTCGAGGGACTAGTTGTAATCACCCTCAACCTTTTCCCGACAAATCAACCTGTTAAGAAGATAACGGTACTTCAGTACTAACCTCTAACCCCTCATCCACTTGGACGTACTGATTAGAACTTATGCCTTACAACTTTGTGATTGTTGTTCAGCCAGAAGCAATAATATATTTGCAAGTATATTACTCCTAAATAGTAAGTATAGTATATAACATACAAAAGGTATGTCAACTACATTTTGACCTTTTAATTTATAATCCTTATAATCCATTATATTTCCTCTAAATCCAACCAATTTCTACCAATTTTTAATTCAATATCAATTGGCATATCATAATCAATATTGTATCTACGTTTACATTCATCTTTGATACTTAACATAGAATTTCTTAAATAATCAATGCATTGTATTTTTTCATTAGGATGAACATCCAATGTAATACTATCATGTACAGTGTTACAAATAACACTTTTCATATTATTTTTCTTAATTATACCATACAGGAAAACTAAGGCAAGTGGCAATAAATCGGCTGTTGCAAATCCTTGCACAGGATAATTCTTAATCGCTGTTGAATTTGTTACATTGCCATATCGTGTCCATCGTGCTTCTGGAAATGCATATTCCCTGCCAGATGGCAGTTTAATTTTTTTAGTCTCAACCGCCTCTTTCTGTAATGTATAATGCCAATTGTTCAC